GACCTCAGTAGACCCCATCAATAGCGAGCCAGTGTTGACTGCAACATCACCGCCAATCTTGATAGTCAGACGAGCTGGCATGGTTGTTTCGGAGTCTATAGGACTTATATTTCCGCTAATTGCATCAGGAATCCTGAATCTGATGTCACCGTAAGATGAATAGAAATCAAATTTTTCAACGTTTCTAGTGTCGTAATGAACGCCAGCCCTTATTTGATTAGATGCACTCCACATCCAGCCCCATGCAGTATCAGCACCAGAATTCCCATCTAGCCAATTTCCATTGTGGTTTACTAATTTTAGGTTGCGAGTCGTGGATGAAGACGTATAACTATCAAAAAGTATTTCTTGTATAAGTGATTGGCCCACCCAAGGTGAGGCTGGTGGACTGATAGATATAGCACCACTAGATATAGCACCACTAGATATAGCACCACTAGAGATAGTGCCAACGGTCAGATTGCGGCTTGCATCCGCCATTCTGGTTCCGTTTACCCAATATCCAAAAGGCGCATCTACACCAGTGTCGTCTAGTATCTTAAAATGCACCTTGTTAGTATCTTCAGGCTCGTAGAAATGCAGTTCTTCGCCTACAAGTTTAATCGCCATATCAACATCAGGGTCGGTAGCTGTGCTGCTGTTGAAGTTTACTGACGGGGATGAAGTGGTAGTGCTGGTTAGAGTTATATCACCTGCGCTTGTTATTGCGTCAGTAGATATGCTTGCTGCGTTAATGTTTTGACTAGAATCAATAACCGAGATGCCGCTTAGTTCAAAGCTAGTGGCGGATATTGCCCCTGAGCTGGTTAGCCCATGACTAAACTCAAACGTATCGCTCGCAGTCTTCCATAGGATAGAAGCATCTGTCGTACTATCCACTGCATCTTGGATAGTGATTCCACTATTATTGGCGGTGCTGGATGAATCACCCGTGGAATAGTTCAGAGTGATGTTGTTGTCTTTGACCGTGAGGTTGTCGGTGTTGACGGTTGTCGTGGTGCCGTTCACCGTTAGGTTTCCGGTGATCGTTAGATTCTGGCTGATAGTCCCGCCAGTCAAAGGCAAGTGACCTATCTGCGAATAGTCGTAACCAGTTTTCCACTGCGTAGAATTGGAGGCTGCGCCGTCAGCATATATAGATCCAGCAGCGAGGAAATTTCCGTTATCAACAAAAGCCCATCCAGGTGAAGTGCCAGCGCCATCTGGGTTGTATTCTATATACAAAGTTGACGGCTGATTTGGATTAGCGTACATGCTCCACGCTCTTACCGAGTCGTCAGAGTCAACCCAATTGATACCTACATCGCTATTTGCTGCTTTTAGGTTAATGTCTCCGCTAATGTTTGCAGCTGCTGCCGTAACTGCCCCTGAGCCAGTGTAGAAATCACCTGTGATAAGAATGTTTCCGTTGTCAATAAACGAAATGGGCGTTGTAGCCCCATTGTTTACCTTGAAACTCATGCTGGTAGCAGCTGCCTCGTTAGTATCAACGCCTGCTTCTATTCGCCATGCGTCAATTGAGGTGTCTGTATCCCTCCAAGATATTGAGCGAGTTCCGCCTGTACCAGTTAGCACTATATTGTTGGTGTTGAAATTAGATCCATTGGAAAAAGAGTTAATCTGGTTCTCAACGAAATTAACGCTTGCTGACGTAACCTCGTAAAGCCTAGCTGAAGAGTCTTGACCAAATGCGGTAGGAGATCCCGTCCCAGTGACAGTTGAAGACAATTTTATTTTGTGAACACCAGCTGCTAGGTTAGTGAAAGTATGACTTGTGAGCACATACGCATCCGCTCCGGTTCCCAGAGAGTTTGCGATATACTCTAAAGCGCCACCAGAGTTCATCAGAGATGTTCTGTATTCTTGTATAGCTCCGCCAATATAATTGGCCTCAACATAAATTTGAGTTGAACTAGGGGTTGAGCTTGTACTCGTAAAAGATATTGGCTTGGTTGCAGCTATTGCGTATGAGCCTGCATCTGTTTTGAGGTTGTAAATGACATTAAAGATTGAGTTCGTGATGTCGGACAACGCTGCCGCTTCTGATGCCCCAGAACCGTAGAAATAAAGGTATTGACTGGCGTTACTATATATCGGCAGTTTTGTCGTCACCGTCACAGTCGCCGCAACATCCAGCGTTAAAATTAGTTCATCAGTATCGCCATATAGAACCCCAGAAACTTTATCTACCAAGGTCCCGCCTGCGAGCGATATCCCTGACAAGGCGGCTGCACCCAAGCCGCTTTGATCTAGCAGAATATTCCCGTCAGCATCGTAGACTGTAATATTGCTCGCAAACACTGAGCCGTTAGGCAGCACCTTAAAACTTGCGTTTTCTGATTCATCAACTGCTGCGCCTGAAAAAATCCTGTAGGGCGCTGAAGAGCTGCCGTCCAATACAGTTGTAGCAGTCCCACTTCCAGCGATAAACTTTGAATCAGTGCTAACGTCACCCGTGAATGCCCCAGCGGATGCGTTTACGGTGCCTGTTACGGTTAATGCGGAACTATCAAATAAAATATTATTAGTTGCGTTGCCTACTACAAACTTCCCGCCAGTAAGGTCAAAGAAAGACCCTGACTCCGTACCGCTCGGAGCTGCGTCGGCATCAGGGACCGTTCCCCCTTTGAGTGTGCCGCCGGTAATTGTTCCCAGGTTAGAATTAATAGCTCCAAGATCATCAACACTGAGAGCGGCCGCGGTTATAGTGTCATCTATGATCAAATCACCAGCGAAAAATCCAGATATTGTGCCGAACGTGCTGCCGTCGTATTGATAGGCGGCTTGCTTGTTTGGACTAGAAGTTGTGTTGGTGACAACGACAATATCGCCGTCAGTAGGGTTTCTACCAAACGCTGTATTAAACGCAGTAGCATTTGCAGGCGCATCCACGTTATCGTCTGCACTTGTCCTGGTAAACCTGAAGAACCCATTGGAGTTAAGCAGATCACCTACAGCATAAGCCTGGGCCTGCCCGTCGTATACGTCAGTTCCCAATGTCGCTCCGACCGTAGCGTTGTTAGCCGGCCTCAAGCTGTTAGAGTCATCGACATCAATCCACTCAACAGAATCAGCAACCTGGTCCGTGGTAGTGACGGTCTCTGGCCCTACTACAGCACTTACTGCTGACTCATCTGTCGCTATACCTGTGCCAGATGACGATGTGCCGCTTGCGGTAGCCAGGAACGTATCGCCATTGCTTACAGGCGCTGTCGCACCCAAAGTGACCCAGTTCGTCGTTCCTAGATTTCGTATTCTGTACGTCTGCCCGATAATGATATCCGTGGCAGCAACCTCGTTGTCATACAAAGAGGCTCTAACCCAGTAATATTTAGTCAAGGCGCTAGTAGGCAAAGAAAAGGTTATAGCGTCATTCTTAGTCCTAAGGAATATCGACGAATCGCTAAAGTTACTAGTGCTGCTCTGATAAACGATAATATCGTTAAAGGTGGTATTAGGGACCGGGTTATCCCAGGTCAACCGCACGAAATGCCCATCAACCACTGAGTCCAAGTTTGTTGGCGCAGGAACCCCTGAGAATCCATCTGTGATAGATCCGTCAGACGAAATTGTCGAGTAATTCCCAGCAGGCATGTCTGTATAGTTTGCCTCGGTGTCTTTTAGCATGGTTAGCGTGACTGCGCCTTCTGCCGAGAAGTTAAATCCAAGGATGACAAAAGGTGTTTGATTGAAGCTTATTGAGTCTTGATCAGACCCAGCAAACTTATCAAGCGTGATCTTTACCCGGTCTCCAACTGTGTAACGTAGAGCTTTTAGATTGCAGGGGAACTCGATTAACAATTGGTCGTTAGACCTGTTAATCATTTGATAGGTCAACCGCTGACACATGTATACGTCATTGGTCATAGGAAGCTCTACTTCCTTATAGAGGACCTCTCCTGCGTCCCTGGTCGCTATGTCTGTCAACTGAACTTCTGGGAATGCGACCTTCTTATGCAGATCTTCTGGGTTAAAGTGAGTACCCTTGATCGTGTTGAATCTGTCATCCCGGGTGTTGGCCACGGTGATATTAATCGGGCCATTTAAATCGTTATCAGTAAGAATTGCGTCTGACTCTGGCTCTATATACTGACCGGCCTGCATTACATACTTGCCGCTAGAGTAGACAAGCGATCCGTTCATAGAGCTCAGGATCTTGTTTATGTTCTGAGAGTGACTATCGGTCCCGTACAGGACGCCGTTACAGGTGAATCTCTTCTGAGTCTGCGAGTTTGGGATAGATACTAATGCATCTGAATAATCCGCTGAAGAGTGGACAGAGGCCCAATCTATTGCGGAGGACGGAACACCCATTCCAAACTGATCATCGATAACGTAGTTAGCCAAGCACAGGGCTGGGTTGTCTGACCATTGCCAGGTAGTGCTGTCTGAAAGCCTATGTGTAGAGACTCCTAGGCTTGAATCATACTCAGGCGACGTGCTGTCTTTGCGCGGGTCGTATATCGCCATGCCCTTAACCAGGGCCTTTATGTCTTGCGGGTTATACTTGTTCCAGATCTCTGCGATCTTTTCGTTGTCAGGGAATGAGAACTTAGTGGCAATGTAGGTAAGACCCTGGCCTTCATGATCGCTGGTCCATTTAAAGAACTCATTAGCTACAGGCTGGCTAACTGCCGTTTGACCGCCAGTGTACTTGTAGACTGTGACCAAGGTGGTCGAGTCTATCGGCTTGAAGATAGTGGTAGTGCCGTTTACAGCGCCACCCAGAGCGTTGCCGCTGTTTATATCAGCGTTAGGGATGATTATGTTGTCTAAGTAAATGTCTGTGATTGCTTCTGACTTATCACCCGTCAAAGCAATTACATGCCACAAGTCCTGGTTGCCTGTACCGCCAACTCCCATAAACGCTACAGGACCTGATATCAAAGACTCACCGTAAACTCGCTTAACTGGAGCAGTTGTCGATCTTACGGTTTTTTGCCTAGCATAATTAGAGTCTGGCCTTGGAATTGACATTTCCATAAGCTTTGACATACCAACAACGCCAGCAGTTATCGCGAGCGCGCCGGTGACAAAATACGTCGTTCCGCTAATGCCAAAAACCACTTCTATCATTGGCAAGGCAGTCATGACCAGATTGCCCACAAACATTATTGCTGTAATTATTGCATTCGGCATTTATTCCATCCGCATATTAGGTTTTCTTTGTCTATTTGGATGATACCGTTCTTACAAAGGCACAGTATCTTGTCACCAAGCTTTATGCCCATCAAATCACCAGTAGACATTCTTACTAGGCATGGATCTCCGTCGCTTAACGTCTTGCTTGGAGGCCCTAAAACACTCGACACCGTATGCTTCAGGCTTCCATTGCCTTCTATTATTTTATAGGCTGCAGCCTCGTCTTGATAGTTAAAAGACTCTAAATAATCTACGCCGGTTAATTCTTTTACCACAAACCCTGCCCACTGGCAGCAATCAGCATCGCCGTAGTCAAACCGTCTTTTCTTCCACTTGTTGGCAGCTCTTAATACGTCTAATTTCGAAGCCATCTTAATGCCTATAGTTTCCTGGTCCCCTCGGCTGGGCAAGATCTATATCGCCAGACGTTATTGTGCTGCCTTTCCCTTTCCAGTTGACCTTCACCCCTTCTACAAACGCCAGAAGGTTAAAGAACTTATCTCCGCTGTATCTGGATTGCTGCCAGGTATTAGTGAACATTAGGTTTCGGCTTCTTTGCAGCAAGGACAATTGCGACTCGCAAGTCATGGTTATCATGTCGCCCTGGTCTGACCCAACGCTTACAGCCATCTGGTCCATATGACCAGCCCATAACGCCACAGGATTCTGCGTGTTTGCTGGATTTGGCTCCTGAACAAACGCATCATCCTCATCCAATACGCCGAGATATATTGTCACCGGGCGCATATAGTAGTTTTCTTCTAGCGCCTGCTCGGCCAGCGTCGCATCAAGTAAGGACAAGGTCAGGGTTATAGAATAAGGCGAAACGTCTGTCCCCTCCTCTACGGCAGATATTGTCGCCAGGTCACCTAAGCCCTGCCAGGTCTGCCCGTCGAAAGTATATTCTCCGATTCCGTTATGTACATATAACGTCTGACTAGAAAACTCTAGCTTGGCGAATGACAGCAGCCTTACATGCCCTGCAGCAAGCGCATCTGCTACGGCTGGTGAGAACCCTCTGCTCATGCTAAAACGTCCTCCATAGCTTCTATAGTGATGCTACTAATACCTCCGACATCATTGCTCCATGACGGATTGTTTCCCAGAATGAATACACCCAGAACAGGGGGTACAACATCAGCGTTTGTGAACGGTGCGCTCGCAGCTGTTGTGTTCCTAATCGGTGGCGCTATATTGACCGTTACATTTCCACTTGAGTCAGTGTTGTAGCTATCTGTCTCTGTCTGAGTGCCAGCATCCCAGTCGCTGACAACCATATGAAGCTCATTGCCGATCCTTAGATAGTCACCTGATTTCATGTAGCCTTGTGCGCTGGCAGGGCCGCCTGTCAATGACACTTCTGTACCTGACTGACTTGCTGCAGCGACTAAAGTAGAGTCAGCTCCTGCGCCTCGTCTAGAGTAAGCAAAGTCTCTCAACAACATCCTATGCTCTTGCCCGTTGAGGCGGCTTAGAAACGCTTGCAGAGTCGCCTTTGTAACGCCCGACACATTGTTGTACTGCATAGTACACTTCCAGAGAGAGCCCTTACGGGATGCTGTCTGCACAGCATTAGTCAAAGGCGACCGGAACACCCTGGTGTTGGTGACTAGCTCCCAGGTGCTAGATGTTGGGTTTATGTTAGGGAATATAAACTGGGTCATACTAGCCTTCCTCTACCAGCCAGGTCCCTGACCGTTTGTATGGTTGTTCTGCTTGTTTTCTCCATAGCCGTGCGGATCTTCTGGTCTACTTCTGGGCCTGCCCCGGTAGCGTCTACATTGTTTATGATTGTAATCCCTGAGCCGCCACCATTATGCATGTCAGTGATTTTTTCATTGGGATGTAGCATCGCCATAAAACCGCCCTTTCCGTCCATGCCTCCCGATCTAGCGCCGCGGCCGGTAAAACCACCTCCTTCAAACGAAGCAACTGTCTGAGCCATAATCATAGCGGCACTCGCGTAACCCATTCCTCTGATAAATTTAGAGAACGCAATATTTCCAGGAGGCGGTAAGAACGCCAGCGCGTTAGCCGCTGCAACCTCTGCCGAAACAATTGCCTGGCTTGCTGCATATGCTTTATATGCGACAAACGCTGCCTTTTGAATAGCCGTTCCTTCCTTGAAGCCAGAAGCCATTAGTTGCAGGCCGTTCTGTATAACCGCATGACCAGCTTCCGCTATCTTCTGTTTCTTTTCCTGCTCTTCTTCAGCGATTCTCATTCTCTGTAGTGCAGAATCTCGCTCAATCATAGTAATCATGTCTTCGCGGGTACGCGTGGCATCGAAGAATGACTCGTCTAATCCTTTGACAAAAGTTAGCCTTTGATTCTCCTGCTGAGATATAAGCTCAAGTTCAGACAAGAATCCTGTCCTCATTCCTTCTAGCTTCTTCTCTGTTTTCTTTCTTTCTGAATTGGCAGCGTTGGTATCTTTAATCTCGGCAGAAACACCAGTCTGCAGCTGACGCTCTCTTTCCCTCCTAGCCTTTTCCGCCTCTCTCTCATCTTTTATCCTAGCTTTGGTTAATGCGTCTACAGCATCGCTTTCTATCCGAACCAACTCTATGGCCGTTAACCTTTCAAGCGCCTGCCTCTTTTGCTCACTAGTAAGCTCTTTATTGCCTTTTATTTGCCGAGCCAGTTGCTGCACGGGACTTAATTTAAGTGTCTTGTCATTAAGCTTTTCTATTCGCTCTATAAGTTTGTCAAACTCCGTTACAGATTCTGCTACAGCACCAGGCAATCCTGCGCTGTTAAAATCACCGACTTCTTTGGTCAGTATTGCCAGCTCTCCATGAGCTCGAAAAAACTTGGTTACTAAATCAAGGAATCCATCGTTAACATCTTCTAACCTCTCAGGCATCATTGTGTTCAATAACGCCGCAAACTTCTCGTTGTCCTTGTCGAGCTCTGTGCCCGCCATCTTGGCCGCTCTTTCCAATAATACAAATTCAGTCGTAGTTAAGCCTAAACTTTCAGCGGCGTCTGCTAGCCCCTCTGTTCCGCCTCCAACCTCGAATTGAAATCGTATAGACTCTATATCAGAAGCAACGCCCTGGATTTGCTGCCTATAGCCCTTCATGTCCTTTAAAGCGGAAATGCCAGCCATCATCCGCAAATTTTCTGCAGCTGTCTCTGAAACTTGACCAAGCTCCTTTAGCTTTCCTGCGTATTCGATAACCCCAGTCTTAGCGTCCGTTTCAAACAGGGAGCTTAAAGATCCAACTGTATTTTCTAGATTACTCGTAGCTGACTCAGACTTTAGCAACTGTGGAATAAATGCCCCCGCCAAAGCACCAGCAACTGCACCAACGGCACCTAAGATGGCGCCCGTAGGGCCGAATAGAGATGCTACCTGGGCCCCCTGTTGGGTTAGGACCATGAGCGGACTCTGGCCCATCTGTAGCTGGACTGCCACATCCTGTACCTGATGACCAAGCTGACCGAATCCGCCACGCATCATCCGCAGAGAGCCGTTTAGCTTTTGGCTCTCTTGGTTGGTTTTCTTGATGTTGTTTTGGACGCTTTTAAACGCCGAACCTGTATTGTCCGTCGCTGTAGCTGTAAAGACGTTTACGTTACCTGACATTTTTGGTAGCTTCCTTTAACTTGTCTGCCTTTAGTTTAAGGAACGTAAACCAAGTTTGAAACTCCGACACCGTCATTCGTAATACTACGTCTAACGGTTGGCCAAGGTGGTCTGCCAGTTCGTACATCATGTACAGGTCGGTGACCTCTCCTTGACCATCTAGGAGTTTTTTTCGCGTTCCTCTTCGCTATCCGCTGCTAGCTTTAGCACAAAGTTTGCGACAGACGATAGAACATCTGGGTCAACATTATTACGAAGCTTTGGCTTGTCGCTGATATCGAACAAGGGCTCGCCTTTCTCATCGACGGCACCATAGATCACGGCGTAAACCATGTAATCCGTGGTATCGTCTTTAGATCTAGCAAGCCACTTGGCCTTATCTGACAAAGACAAATTCTTAGCGAATATTGTGACATCCCAAGCTGGGACCTCCATTGATCGCACCTCCTGATTGCTAAAATGAGCAACCGCCGCGTCAATTAAGGAGCCCATTATGCAGTGCCAGGTGTTAGTGCGCCAATACCAGTAAGGTTAAAGCTAGCTTCTACTAGACCATCAGCTGCAGCACTCTTGCTTACAGATGCGACAATAGCCAATCCGTCCCACTTAGTATTGCCTGACGTTACGCCGTAAGGATATAGCTCGACCTGAACCGTGCCGCCTTCTACGAAATCGTCTTGAGCTGGGTCTTCGTTGTCCCAGATGCAATTCAAAGTAGTTGACCAGCTTTTAGTGGTCAGCTTCTGTGAAGTCCAAGCGTCACCCAAAACAGTATCGTCTGCTAGGTTTGCAGTGGTTTCCAAAGACCAATCTTTTACCTCAGCAACAGCTACGGGAGTACCCGATCCGTCTGTTGATGTGACAGCTTTTATACTGCCTGTATGTCCAGCATGTGTAGCCATTTCGAGCTCCTAAAATAAAAACTATTTTAACCTAAAAACACCATTATTATAGCGTTGTTTCCGGGTCATTTTCACTAGTGTGATAGATAACATCCACAGCCATTCTTGCGAAAGCCAGGGGTTGATCCCCTTCGCCAGCAAAATCCGCTTCAAACCTGGTTATCTGCAGGTCCTTGGCGTGACCGTCTAAGGTTAAGTCTGCGTACAAAGCATCCTCAATCTCTAACGATATCTGATCAAGCTGATCGTCGTAATTAGACGTTCCCTTGACATAAATCTCTACCACCACCGACAAGACTCTTTGCTGAAGTCTAGAGGCGCCGATTGTCGCGTAATCAATCTGCTCGCTCAGAGTGTAAACAGCAAGCCCGGGCAACTTAGCCTCAGCCAGGGGATAAACTCTTGATCTGTAGACTCTAGATCCTGTGGTAGCCAGGCCCGTTAGATCAGTTACTATCCTGTCTCTTATCGTCTTTCTTGCGTGAGCCATTATTGCTTCTCTAAGGCCAAGTCTGTCAGCCCTGTGCCGTCATTCATGACGACTCTTACAATGTAATTAACTCCGCTTATAACGACAGAGTCCCCCTCTGCAGCGTTAGCCACGTCAGACGTTTTAACCGCCAAACGAGGCTGCTCTACTGCAAATGCCACCTCACCGCCTGTATCTACTGCCTGGTATTCCTTGTCGAATATCCCGGTAATAGTAGATGCCGATCCACCAGACGGTGTGTATGTTACTGACTCACCAAAGTCAGCGAGCATAATCGCTCGTTCGACATCCGTTTCTACAGCCATTATTCAGCCTCTTTTTGCTCTACCGGCTCTACTGGCTCTACAGTCTCTACAGGCGTTTCTTCTTTCGCCTTTCTTTTGGTGGGCTTGTCGCCTGACAAACCAACGCTACGATTTTGCGCCTTCTTAGGCTCTTGCTTAACCTCTGCAATGCGACCAATCGCTATAAGCTGATTGACCTCATAATCTTCTAATTCAACAATGTCTCCAGTTTGGTGACCATTGCCTTTAATTACACAGCCTTTGATTACTTCGTACTTCTTCATCTTAGCTCCAAGAGGATCGGGGCCCGATTGGGCCCCTTTCCATTTGCTTGTATTAAGCGTCACTATTAAGCGCCGTCATTACCGTATGCGAAACTAACAGCGTGACGGATTGCAATATCCATCATCGCCAATGCTACGATTCTTACACCGCCTGAAGTTGACAAGCTGTACGGATCGACCTTGATATCGACTCCACCAAAGAAGCCAACCAAGCAATCACTGAAGTTCCCATAGTAGAGATTTCCAGAAGTAGCCTGATTAGATACGATGGCACGGTAGCCGTTAATCGTCCCGCCAGGTTCAGCAACAAACTGAGCAGTGCCAGATGCCTTCTCAGTGGTCTTCAACGCGCCGTACATACTTGCAGGCAAGATGTAAGCGAGGTTACCAGAGAGGGCATTGTCTTCTGCTACAGCAGTTTCCAAAGTTACTACTTCTGCGAAGGTGGGGTTAGCAGCCGCGAAGTTAGTTACCTGGTTAACACCAGAAGTGTTCAAGATACCCGTGGGCTGACCTGATGAACCAGAGCCTTCCAATGCAGACAAGTCAATCGCCAAAGCGATGGCTTGTGCAAGGTCGTCACGGATCAAGTTCTCAACATCCATTGAGCTCTGAACCATTAATTGGCGTGTTGCATCCGTAAATGCGCCAAGGGTGCGTGGAACCATTTGGATGTTGCCAACGGTCATTTCTGACTCGGCAGCAGCAGCACCTTCAGTTCCAATCCAGCCAGCAGCAGCTGAGGTCAACTTCTTGGGAATGCGAACGTCGCCAGACAATCCATTGAGGACTCGAGCACCAGCACTCATTACTGAGCTAGCGTTTCGGAGTACGTCAATGAAGTCACCACCACGGTAGTCTTCACCAAACAAGTCAGCATCGTCAGCTGAGTTCAGGTCACGCTTCCAGTTCCGCAGAACGTCAGTAGGTAACATGATGCCTTCGGCTTCACGGCCATACTGCTCTGATGCGGCTCGAGAGCACTCAAACTCAAATGCAGCTTCTTCTTGTGACCGACGATCATGAGGGTTAGCCAATGCACGTACAGCGCGCAGGATAGAGAATCGCTTCGCTTCCTTCTTGCTTAACCCAATGTCGTTAGACTCAAGAGCCTGAGTTGAACCGATTTTGTCTAAAAGCGCGCCTCGGAAGTCTTCAATAGAAGCTCCAGATGCGATTGCTTCGCGAGCTAAATCAGCTTTGTTATGTCGAGCGCCGAGCTCAACGATTTGTGCAGCGTTCTTCTGAGCAGCCTGTCGGGCCTCCGCTGCAACTGCTTCAACGTCAATTTTAACGTCTTCCATAGTTATTACCTCTATTTTTCGAGTTTCAGTTGTGGCGGTCTCTTCTTCGCTGCTTTCCACTGTCACGCTTTCGGCAATCTCCGTTGAAACCTGTGCAGATCTTCCAATACCAATCTCACTCATGTCTGCCGGGATGCTAACAATACTAGCCTCTAACGGTTTCCACTTACGAGCGACATAAGTCTTGTCGTCCTTGCGTTCTAGACGTTCTATTTGGTATCCCACCGAGATATTCGATCTGATACCGTCTTTTACGTCCTCATATACCGATGAGGCAAGTTCACTTCGTCCAAAGCGAACCTTAGCCCGGAGTCGCCGGGTATCTTCATCAAGGTATACATCTTCTATGACCCCTACAACTTGCTTGGGGTCATGATCTAGCAAAAGGTTAGCCCTTCCGCTAGCCAGGAAGCTCAAATCAACGGCCTCCTTGCTATGCTCTAACACCTCATTGCCAAAACTGCGCTCAACGGCAGTTTCTGATGAGATGGACATTTTTACTGTTCTCTTATCGTCATCAAGAGCTCTAGCGTCCAGAAAGTGACTGCGCTGCACAACTTCAGGATCATTGCTTCTTTCCTGGTCTTCGCTAGCTTCCTGCACCTCAGCCCGTTCTTCTGGCTGGTCTGACTCACTATCGACATCATTCTTGGCGAACTCTATCACGTAAGTCTCTTCTGTCTCTTCGACGCTCACTACATGGCGTTCCATATGAGTATCCTCTATGGTGTTTTCCGATTTGTATGATTCTAATTCATAATCAGCATTATTCAAGTCAATGTTTTCGCTTCGATCTTTGTCGATCCTGGCAACAATTGACTTCGACCAGGTAAAGCCTCCACTGCCACCCCATAAATCCCAAGCAATCCTAAAAGCAGTAGGACCTCCATCTGATTCTTTTGCGGCATAGTGTTTGGCCTTATTGTTACTGTGGCGAGAGAAAAACGAATACATTCTCTTCACTGTTGTGTCAGATAACTCTTTGCCGTTCATTATGTCGCGAGCTCGAGCGACACCAACGGCAGTGCCGCCTCTCTTGTACTCTCTTCGCCACTCAAGAGCTCGCTTGGCAGCCGTCTTCATGCCCTGCGTTGGCTTATAACTACTCATCGTCTTCTATGACTTCTACAGCCGCTTTCTTTGCCACGCCAAACGGCTCTAGCGCGTACTTAATACCAAATTGTTCCGCAAGCTGCCGGTCCCTGGCGATCTGAGCCAATAACTCTTCCGTATCCATGCCGTACTGCGCTGCGACGTGAGAAAGGCTCATAACGCCATTCTGAACGCCGGCGATAGCTGCATTCATCTCCTTTAAAGGGTCAACCCAGCTAAAACCTCTGCCCTTGAAATCGACAGTGTCAGCAAAGCGATCATACTGCTTGACGGGTATGTTGAATGTCTCCATCTCCATAGCACTTGCCAGCCATGCTCTATATACAGGCTCAACGAAGTTAGATATGAAGAACGCAGTCATATTCTTGTACTGATCACGCTCCTCTAAAGCTCCTTGGCGAATACTGCTATAGCTTGTGCCTTCCAGGTCGTTACTAAGTGCAGCATAGGACACGCCTAAAGCACTAGCTACGCCGCGTAAG